CACGAGGAGATTTACAGATTCGTGTGAAAAATGACCACAAACTTTTTACTGGCAATGATTACAAAAGATATATTACAGGTGACCACTTGCTGGAAGCTGCCGGCGATGATAAAATATATGCCGCAAATCATTGGGCCAATGTAACTGGTGAAATACATTTTAACACATCAGGCAAGGTTTCAGCAGGCGTAGTAGGTTCAAGTCTATTGCCAGCTGGCATAGTTGGAGTACAAGGGGAACGAGTGCCTGTGGATGTTGTAGTGCCTTTGACTACTTTTCCTAACGCGATTACTCCTGAAAACAAAGCACCATACGGTGAACGAGAATCTATCATGAAACGTGTGCCAACTGCCGAACCTTATGCCGAACATGAAAACAAAAGGCAAGGCTTCATTAACTTTACTGATCAAGTGGTTACAGACAGAGAACAACCTGATGATAGGTCTAATGAGGCAGTAATAAATGAGGCAGGACAATCAACCAAGTTAGGTGCGGCCGGCAAAGCATTTAGATCAATAGGTGGTGCTAGATATTCCGGTAAAGGACCTGAAGCATAATGCCAGGAATATGTAGAGATAGTGATGCGGCAGGTGGTGATTTAGTGCCCTCGCAATCAACTGTGTTTGCAAATAGTGAAGAAGTCATAATTGATGGAGACACTGTGGTTGCTCATGGCCCCGCGCCACACTTGCAACAAACCATTATAGCAGGGTCTGATAGAGTTTTTGTCACAGGCACGGCGGTATGTAATGCAGGCGATGTTGCATCTGTTTGTGGCGAAGCTGCCACAGGGTCGTCTGATGTGTTTGCAGGATAAATATCAGTATGGAAGATAAAAATATCTGTAAAAAATGTAACACACCATCACACTGCACAGGTGAATCACCTCGTATGCTAGAATATGCTAAGTCTGATGGCACAGATGCTGATAGATGTTATACATGTGATTGCGTTGACTGTGACGGTTCAAACGTTGTTAAAAGATAATGGCTGTAAAAAACTTTAATGAAGTCGACGGAGTTAATCAAGGACTTAACAACACTAGAATATTTCGCGGACATAGCACAGTTGGCAGAACGTTTGCTGATTCAAAACTGTATGATATAGAATTGGTAAAACAAGATCTTTTAAACCACTTCAACATTATTAAGGGCGAAAAACTTGAAAATCCTGAATTTGGCACAAACATCTGGTTATACCTATTTGATCCATTGGATGACGAACTCAAAGCGGCAGTAATTGAAGATGTTGAAGAAATCATCAATTATGATCCAAGAGTACAACTTGATAAAGTAGAAGTAAATCAATATGAACATGGATTATCAGTAAGAGTATCTGTGTTGTATACTGGATATGGACTTGGTGAGACTATGGATATGTTGTTTGATCAACAACAAGGCTTGCTTACAGGTGCCACTCAAGTGTATTCTGCGGCCTAAGTATTAACTTAGCACATTTCTAAAACTATAAATATTATTATGCCATCAACAGACAGACAGAATGCCTTGCTGATAGACAACGCTTGGCAAAAAATATATAGGACGTTCTCACAAGCAGACTTCAAATCGTACGATTTTGATACTGTAAGAAGGACATTAATTGATTATCTTCGATTAAATTATTCTGAATCATTTAATGATTATATTGAATCTTCTGAGTATGTTGCATTAATAGATTTAATATCATATATTGCTCAATCTATTTCATACAGGGTAGACTTAAATGCAAGAGAAAACTTTATAGATCTTGCTGAACGGAAAGAATCTGTGCTAAGATTAGCACGTCTTATTTCATATCAACCAAAACGTAATATTGCTGGATCTGGCACACTAAAAATTACAAGTATTACAACATCAGAAACAGTGTTTGATGCTAACAGTAACAATTTAGCAAACACCCCAATATTATGGAATGATGTTACAAATAACAATTGGCAAGAACAGTTCAATGCTGTGTTGAGTGCGGCGTTGCCTAAAGCACAGGCAATAGGAAAACCAATAGCAACAAGCACAGTTGGCAATGTAACCTCCGATGTGTATAGATTCAATTCAAACAATTTAGGATTACCTTTGTTTAATTTTACGAGAAACATCAATGGAATAAACACCAAATTTGAAATAGTCCCAAGTACACTGGAAGATGGATTTGTAGTTGAAGAGGCTCCTATACCAGGCAATGCTTTAAGTTTTATCTATAAAAATGATACTAAAGGATTTGCTTCTAATAACACAGGATATTTTTTACAATTCAAACAAGGATCTCTAAGTAACACAGACTTTTCAATTACTTCACAAGTGCCAAACACAGTGTTTTCAGTTGCAGATCAAAACATTAACAATGATGATGTATATTTGTTCAAGTTAGATCAAAATAATTTAATTGAAGAGTATTGGACAAAAGTGCCAGCTATTACTGGTAACAATGTAATTTATAATTCTGTCTCACAAGGAATAGAAAATCAATATGCAGTAATCACAAAAGAAAATGATTCAATTGATCTTGTGTTTTCAGATGGAACTTATGGCACAATGCCAGTTGGAAACTTTAAAGTTTATTATAGGCAATCTAATGGCCTTAGTTACAGAATACAAACATCAGACATGCAAAATATTACTATTGACGTTGATTATGTGTCCCGCAACAATCAAATAAACACTTTAACAATTACGGCTTCATTACAATCAGCGATTACCAACGCGGCAAGGTCACAAAGTATAAATGAAATTAAAACACTTGCTCCACAAAGTTATTATACTAATAACAGAATGATTTCACCAGAAGATTATCAAATTATTCCGTTAATTGAGAATCCGTCTTTAGCAAAAGTAAGATCACAAGTCCGAGCTATTAGTGGTACATCAAGATTTTTAGATGTTACTGATCCTACTGGAGTATATTCAGAAACAGACATAGTAGCAGACGACGGAATGTTATACAAAGAAGACACACAAGAATCATTTGACTTTTCATTTACTACTAGAGATGAAGCACGTAAAGTAATAACCAGCGATGTTTCAAATATTTTTGAATCAAACAGTCTAAAACAATATTATTATGACAAGTACAATAGGCCCCAAATTGCAGGATCAAAACTGTGGAACAAAACCACACAAACTACAAACCAAGTCACAGGATATTTTAAAGATATTGCAGATGATTCTAGTGTCTTTGCAGTTGGTACTAATGCACTTAACAATTTACAGTATGTAAAAGCAGGCGCTCTTCTTAAATTTGTTCCTACTTCTGGCAGTCATTTTATGCCAAACCTAGGTACACAAATGACAGGTGCAGGCGGACATCCGGGAAGTGCTGATGTAATATGGACCAAAGTTATTAGTGTTGAAGGAGATGGATCAAACGGAGGACTTGGAGACTTGGCAGATGGCACTGGACCTATAGTCCTTTCGGATTTAGTACCTACGGATGCACAAATTACAGAAATAATTCCTACGTTTGTTGATTATATTACAACGACATTAGAGACAGCAATACTTGATAAACTAATTGACTACAAAAACTTTGGATTAGGATATGATGAAAATGCTGGCACGTGGTACGTGATCGACGAAGATGATATTAACACAACACAAACATTTGACTTATCGTTTGCAAAAGACACAACAGGTGCTGGCCGTGATAGATCATGGCTAATAAGATTTTCTACAAATGGCGTGACATATTCAGTGTTTAATCGTGCAGTACAATACACATTCCAAAGTTTTGACAGAAACAAGTTTTACTTTGATCAATCGGAAAAAGCAGTTGATCCTGAAACTGGGTTGGTGATTAAAGATTCTATTACAGTGTTAAAGTCAAATACAAAAGCAGATTTTGTAAGCAATTTGACTTATGATTACAAATGGCAGATCGTAAAAAATGTTGTGGGCACAGATGGATATAATGACACAAGAATGATGCAGGTAGGACTATTTGATTCTGATGATGATGGTGTTTTTGACAATCCAGATTTATTTGAATTAATTGTTGCACCATCAACTAGTCAGGACAGCAAATATGTTTTCTTTCAAACTGTAACTGTTAATGGCTTCGAACAAGACAATCCCGTAAACAATACTGAATTTGTTACAGTCCCAGCTGAGGCTGATATAACAAATCTTGCTGTCTATAGTGATTCACAAAAGTTTTATTTTTGGCAAGATGATGAATTCAAAACTTATAATGCCTCCTCAGGTGTATTACAAGAACTTACAGGTTACAAAGCAAAACAAGGAAGGCAAGATTTAATTTACAAATACAACCATGGAGCACCAAGGACAAGAAGATTAGATCCGGCTGTAAGCAACATTGTGGATTGTTTTGTATTAACAAAAACTTATGATACTGATTTTAGAATTTGGTTGAATAATAATCAATTGTCTACAAAACCAACCCCGCCTAGTGTGTCAGGACTTAACGACACATATGGACGTAGTCTTAATCAGTTGAAAAGTGTCAGTGATACAGTGGTGTTCAATCCTGGTGAATATGTTTTATTGTTTGGAAAAGGTGCAGAATCTGCTTTGCAGGCTACATTTAAAGTTGTCAAAAACCCAAAAACTGCGGTGTCGGATAATGCAATAAAATCTGATTTAGTTACTGCAATTAATAATTTCTTTGCATTGCAATTATGGGATTTTGGAGATACTTTTTACTTTACTGAACTGGCGGCTTATTTGCACAATGTGTTAGCTCCAGATGTATTAAGTATTGTAATTGTACCATCTAGTTCAACAGTGTCTTTTGGCTCCTTGTTTGAAGTTACAGTAGGTGATAATCAACTACCAATTTCTTCTGCGACAGTGGACAATGTTCAGATTATTTCATCAAACACTGCTGAACAGCTTAAAGCATCTGGCACAGTTGTTTCATCCACAGGTACAACTACAACAAATGGCGTTACGTCCACAGCAACCACAGCGTCAACAACAGCAAGTAGCTCTGTCAGTTCTACTGTGACATCAGGATCATCAGGCTCAGGATATTACTAAGATGGGTAAAAGCACACGCAAAACCCAAACGTTACTTCCTGCAGTTTTCCAAACTCCTAAGAATACGGATTTCTTAGAAGCAACACTGGATCAATTGATCGAGCCAGCAAAAGTACAAAAATTATCACAATTTGTTGGTAGAACAACTGAAGCAAACTACAAAATAAGTGACGGATATGTACCGGAAATAAATGAAGATAGAACAAACTATCAATTGGAACCGGCAACTGTATATAAGTCAAATGGGCAAACTGTGGACTTTGCAGTGCCTTACATTGATCTTATTAATGAAATAAATGCAAGTGGTGGCAACTATTCAAAACATGATAGAATGCTTTCAAACCAAACATATTCTTATGCACCACCAATTGATGCAGATAAGTTTGTAAATTATAGAGAATACTATTGGATTCCTTTAGGCCTATCGCCGATTAGATTATCACCAGGTACCCCTGGAGCAAGGGTTGGATTTGACGTGGTCAACAATGCGGCCGGAGGATATCAATTCAGTCATAAGTCCCTCAGCAATCCCGACATAATTGTTTATAAAGGCAACACATATGATTTCAAAATAAACGCCTACGGGCATCCGTTTTGGATTAAATCACAGTATGGCACAGGCACAGACTTTGCAGTCAGCTCTGAATTAGTAACTAATAATGGAGCACAAGAAGGCACAGTTACTTTAAAAGTGCCAGCAAGTGATTCGAGCACAAATCATCCAAACGTATTATACTACCAGTGCCAAAATCATATTGCAATGAAAGGTAGAATAATCATACGCGATCTTGCAGACGAAGTCTTTGATGTTAATGAAAACTTAATAGGAGCAACTGCATTTACAGATTACACCGGCTTAGTAGCCTCTAATGGTCAAGTTGTTACACTATCAACAGATGTAGTTGATACGCATCAAAATAAGACATACTACATTGAAGGAGTAGGCACTGATATTGACTTGATACCTGAAACTGAAATACGCACTTATGGTGATTGGGCACAAGAGCTTGGAGCCATATGGGATGAAGATGGTGTGGAGGGTTGGGATACAACTGGATTTGATAACTCGACTGGACAATTAGTAAAGACAGATTATTTTACAATATCAAGACAATCATCTGATAGGAATGCGTGGTCAAGATCCAACAGATGGTTTCATAGAAGTGTTATCGAAGAATCTAATAAGCGTAACAATTACGCAATAGAGTTGAATGAAGCTGATAGAGCAAAAAGGCCAATTATTGAATTTCAATCAGGATTAAATCTTTATAATCACGGTACATCACATCGCGTTATCGATGTGCTTGATACAACTACAACTGATGCTTTAAGTCTAGTTGCAGGCACAGTAGGATTTATTGCGGATACTACACTTTTACGCGAGGGCGATAAAGTTGTGTTTACCGCTGATCCGGCCGAAAATAATAAAATTTTCACAGTAAGATATCTTGCTTTGGATTCATCCACTGCTCGTGAAAACATAGACAATGTAAGTCGGATACATTTACAACTAGAAGATGATTCAACAGTGATTGCAGATGGAACCGCAGTGGTTGCAAAAAGAGGGAACGCCAACAAAGGACAGACTTATTATTACACAAGGTCAACTGAGGAATGGTCAAAAGCACAGCAGAAGACAGGAGTCAATCAAGCTCCACTGTTTGATGTGTTTAACACATCAGGTATTTCAATAGGAAATTTAACCACATACGTGTCTACAAACTTTACAGGAAATTCAGTGTTTGCCATTAATACAGATGAACAAGGCACTCCTGACACAGTGTATGGGCAAAACGTTTTATATTCACGTCTTGGACTATTGTCTGACATACAAGTCAAAGACGCCTATAATGATAGTACATTCACATATGTGTCTGGTAGTGCAACAATCACAGAAGATATAAAACAACATTTTATGAGACGTACCAATAGATTGGGCGAGCACACTTACATTACAAATTATGCCAAATCGGGAACAGCCGTAAAACAGCGAGTAGTACAACAGTACACTGCTGACAATAATCAAACAGATTACGAAGTATCATCCTTTGCTAAACCGTCAGATCTATCAGATCTAAATGTGCAAGTATATGTAAATGGAGTCAAAACAACTGGATTTAACACAGTGTCTGGAACTGACAGTAAGTTATTTGTGCGACTTACAACTGCATCAGCACAAGATGATATTGTTACAATTAAGTCTCACAGTACAACAGGCATAAGGACATCCCAAGGTTATTATGAAGTTGCGGTAGCGGCCGAGAAAAACCCATTAAACGAAAGTATCTCTTTGTTTACTGTTGGCGATATAAAAGATCATTATGTATCTGCACTTAATAATCTTGATACGGTCACAGGAACACAAATTGGAGTAAACAATACAAGAGATTTACCTCCGATTTTTGAAAATGGCACAACTGTATTGCAACACGAAGGAAGTTTCCCACTTGCTTCTTTGTTTGCTAGAGACAATGATGTAAACCTAATAGATGCTTGGAGACAAACTGGATCACATTACGAGCAGTTCAAAGCGAATATTTTAAGACAGAGTGAAAAATTAATAAGTGGTGACATAGCACGTGACAATTTAGATGCAATATTGGAAGTGATTAATGCTAATAAAAACAGTGCAATGGCATATTATGATAGTGATATGTTGGCATATGGTACAGATAAAACACAATTAAAATATACAGTTGTAGATAGCAGTGTGCAATATTATCCTATAACTACTGAATTCAATCTTGATTCACTTTCAACTAGAGCAATTTATGTGTATGTTAATGATGTGCAACTTATACAGAGAAAAGATTATAACTTTGTAGGTGTTGAGGACAGTTCAAATTTTACAGGAATAGAAATGATTGCATCTTTGGCCAAAGATGATGTTATTAAAATTGAAGAATATGTTTCAACGGATGCAAACTTTGTGCCTCCTACTCCTGCTAAACTTGGACTGGCGCCAGCATATGAACCAACTTTAAGTTTAGATAACACTTATCAAGCAGATGACAGCACAACAAATGGAGTAAAAGTTTTACTGGGTCATGATGGTAGTAAAATGATTGCGTTTAATGATTTCCGCGATGAGATAATGCTTGAATTCGAAAAAAGAATCTACAACAATATAAAAGTCAAGTATGATCAAAGTATGTTAGATATTGCATTTGGCAGATTTAAAACAAATGAATACACCAGGACAGAATTGCTAAACATTTTTGCACGGGACTTTTATTATTGGTCTGGCGTAAACGGCGTAGACTACACAACTAATGATGTGTACACTGGAGAAAATGCGTTTACCTGGAACTACACTGATTTTTCCAAAACAATAAAAAGATCAACAGACGCAGATCCATTACCTGGACATTGGCGTGGAGCATATTTAGAATATTATGGTACAACATCGCCACATACAAAACCATGGGAAATGTTTGACTTTTCGATCAAACCATCTTGGTGGGATGACGAATATGGCCCAGCTCCATACACTTCAGGAAATGCAACTCTATGGGATCATGTGAAACGCGGACAAATTGTAAGGGGATCAAGAGCAGGCACATATGAAAAATATGCTAGACCAGAAATTTACACTGCTATCCCAGTTAATGATAACGGTGACTTATTGGATCCTGGCACTGCTGGCCTTTTGGCAGATGACACAGTAAATTCTCTTAATAAAACAAAAAATTGGATATATGGCGATATGGGTCCTGCAGAACATGCTTGGCGTTTTAGTTCGTCATGGAGATACGCAGAACAGATAGCAAACTTTTTATCACATCCTGTAAAATATGCGGGACTGTTTTTTGACGTATCAAGACAAACAAAAAATATTATTAACCAAACTGTGTATGATGGGAAGTTTAGAACATCTCCTAACAACTTTACTTTACCTGGCTCGGAACAAACAGCGGGGTACATTAACATCATTGCTGATTATTTGAAAGGTACAGGCGTCGATGTTAATAATGCACTAAAAATTAGACTTGATAACCTAAGTGTACAATTAGCATACAAGATGGCAGGATATACCAATAAGGATAATTTAGATGTAAAATTAGGATCTTCTTCTCCACTTAGTTCAAGTCAGTCAGTGTTTGCTCCTAAAGAAAATTATGATCTTGTTGTCCATAAATCTGCTCCATCCAGTGTTGTAAATTATTCAGGTATAATAGTGGAAAAATCCACAAATGGATACAAAGTAAGTGGATATTCAAACTTCGACAGGGCATTTACAATTTTTCCTGCTTTGATTAACAATGATTATGCAATTATATCAGTTGGCCAAACCACTGAAAGTTTCACAGAATGGCAAGGTGGAGGTTTTTATAATATTGGATCTATTGTAAGAAATGAAGGAAAATATTATAGGGCCACAAAAGCAATTTCATCTTCACAAAGTTTTGTGGAAGGCAACTGGGAACTAATTGGATCGGCTCTACCATTACAAGGCGGCACTTCAGTCAGGAAATACAAATCATACAGTCCTGTAGCTGCGACAGTGCCATATGGTACTGAATACAGAACAGTACAGGATCTTGCTAATTTTGTTTACGGATATGAAAAACATTTAGAACACAAAGGTTTCATGTTTGATGAATTTTCTAAAGATTTAAATTTAACAATGGATTGGGATCTTTCTGCTAAAGAAATATTGTTTTGGACAACACAAAATTGGGCCAACGGATCAGTGTTGTCTGTGTCTCCAGCATCAAGTGTTTTAAAACATGTAAAAAAAGATTCTATAGGCGATGATCTTATACAAGGTGATAAATTTTACACTGTTTTACAACAAGATGGTTTTCCTATACAACCAAAAAATTTAAGGGTCAGAAGGACAGATGGCGAATTTATTATTGAAACTAATCCTGCTGAAGATGGCATATACAATGCAGACATTAGGGCAGTGCAAAAAGAACATCTACTGGTACTTGACAATGAAACTGCCTTCAAGGATGTAATTTACAATCGTATTCTTGGCACTAGGCAAACAAGATTAAAATTGGTAGGATTTAAAACAGCTGATTGGCAAGGTGATCTGTATGCTCCAGGATTTATTATAGATAGAGCTTTAGTAAAAGATTGGAACGAATACACAGATTATCAAATAGGGGATGTTGTAAATTATCAAGGTAACACATATGCGGCCACAATAAATCACGCATCAACTAATGTATTTGATCCTAGTAAATTTATAAACAAGCCAACGCCAACAAATGATATATTAAACAATCTTGATAACAAAGCAGAATCCTTCCGAGACTTTTACAGTTTAGATACAGAAAATTTTGATGCTGAACAACAAAGATATGCACAACACTTAATAGGATATCAAAAAAGAGATTATCTTGTAAATTTAGGATTTGAAGAACAAACACAATACAAATTGTATCAAGGATTTATTAAAGATAAAGGAACTAACAAAGTAGTTGATAGGTTCAGACTGCCAAATCAACAAGGACAAACTAAAACTTTTGACCTCTTTGAAGAATGGATGTTCCGTGTAGGGGAATATGGCGGACATAGAACATTAACACAATTTGCATATCCTGTAAGTGATAGCACACATAAAGAATTACAATATGTGTACGAATTAACTTCATCAACAAAGGATGACACTGAAACAGTAATCAATGTTGCTGACACTGAATTGAACAAAAGGCCATACAATTTGCCTTCAACAAAATTTGCAACGTATGCCTATGATAGTTCAAACTATCCTGCAAGTATTTTAAAACTTGGCACAGCAGGATATCCGCAAACAGAACAAGTTGACTTTACAGTATGGTCAACGGATGATTTGTTTAATTTAGATGTATCAACTTTCGAAGAAGGCACATTAATTTGGGTTGCAAATACTGCCTCTGGTAGTTGGGACGTTCTAAGAGTAAACACATTGAAAACGCCTATTTTAGATTACAAGCAGTTTGACGACAAAGTGCAATTTGAAACTAGAGACCAACATGGTTTAGTCGCTGGCGATATTTTAGCCGTCATGGACTTTAGTGGACAAGCAGAAGGAGTATACAGATTAGAGGAACCTTTTGACAGCACAGACACGTCAACAAAATTCAGTATTACATTTACTGATAGTCTAGACAGTGTTGCCACACAAGGAACTTTGGCCAAACTGCAATCAGTAAGAATAAATGACTTCGATGACATCAGCACAATTACTCCGCCAAAAGGTTGGGAAGTTAATGATTATGTGTATGTTGATAATAATTATGAAACTAATGATGGTTCGTGGCAGGTATACAAACGTGATGCTTTAGGTAATTTTGAAGTTCAAGGTTCTTTATCTTTGAACACAGATTTGTCAGATGCAAAAGCCGATGATGAAAACTTTGGTCATGATATTACTTTATCCAATGACGGTAAATGGATGGCTGTTGGATCACCAAATAAAAATAGAGTGTTAATTTACAACAGGCCGACGCTCAATGATCCTATTATTAACTATCAACAATTAACACCAGATTTAGCAAATAGTGCCGCTGATGACCTTTTTGGAAATGCAGTTGAC